ATCGCCAGCTTCACCTCAAGCAGCTGGTGGCGGTGGTGGAGCAACAGGTAGTGGTGGAAATGCTGGAAATGCAGGTGGTAATGGTGGATCAGGAGCAACAAATAATATTAATGGATCATGCACAGCATATGCTGGTGGTGGCGGTGGAGGTATAAATGGTGGTTATCCAAGCACTGGACCAGTAGGTTCTGGTGGGTCTGGTGGTGGAGGAGCTGGGGGTGCAGGACCAACTGGATCAGATCCAGTTCCAGGAACAGTCAACACTGGCGGTGGTGGCGGTGGTGGCGGTGGTGGTGGATCACCTATAGCAGGAGCACAAGGTGGATCTGGTATTGTTATTGTTAGAGGACCAAGTGCTACGACTTTTGCAGTTACACCATGTACAAATTCTGCTTCAACACACCCTGGAGGAGATAAAATAGCAACCTTTACAGTTTCTGGAACATTGACAGTCACATAATAATTGATATAAGAAAGATATAGAAAGATGAACCTAACAAATTATTATTGGTATTTTCAATCAGCAGTTCCTGCTAGAATTTGTGATGAAATAGTTAAATATGGAAAATCTATTTCTGATCAAATGGCTGTTACTGGTGGTTTTGGTCATGGTAAAAATTTAAATAAAAAACAGATAAAAGATTTAAAACAAAAAAGAGATTCTAATATTGTTTGGATGAATGATAGATGGATCTACAAAGAAATACAACCATACGTTCATCAAGCAAATGCAAACGCAGGTTGGAACTTTCAATGGGATTTTTCAGAAAGTTGTCAATTTACAAAATATGAAAAAGGCCAATTCTATGATTGGCATTGTGATGGTTGGGATAGACCTTATCAAAGACAAGAGGGAGATCCATCAAATGGTAAAATTAGAAAATTATCTGTAACTGTTTCGTTATCAGATCCAAAAGATTATAAAGGTGGTGAGCTAGAATTTGATTTTAGAGATAAAGATCCAGATAAAAAACCTAATATTAGAAAATGCACAGAGATATTACCAAAAGGATCTTTGGTTGTATTTCCTGGTTTTGTTTGGCATAGAGTTTGTCCAGTTAAAAAAGGATCTAGATATAGTTTAGTTATTTGGAATTTAGGATGGCCATACAGATGAGCATGACTTTTCCACAAAAATTAAATTTAGAACAATATTTTTCGTGTCCGATATGGTGGGCAGATCAACCTAAGTTTGTAAATAAATTAAATAAAGCTTCTGACAAATATATAAAAGATTCACAAAAAAATTTAAAAAAAAATATAGATAAAAGAAATAAAAAGTTTGGTGATAAAGGAGATATGGGTCATGTGTTTCATTCAACATCGTTAATTGGAGATCCTAAATTTAAAGATTTACAAGATTATATAGGAGCAACATCACATAACTTATTATTAGAGATGGGTTTTGATTTAACTAATTTTCAAGTTTTTACTACAGAAATGTGGGTTCAAGAGTTTGCTAAAAAAGGTGGTGGACATCATACATTACATACACATTGGAATGGACATATGTCTGGTTTTTATTTCTTAAAAGCAAGTGAAAAAACATCCATGCCATTATTTGAAGATCCTAGACCAGGTAATGTTATGAATCTTTTACCAGAAAAAGATAAATCAAAAGTCACATATGCAAGTTCGCAAATTCATTATAAAGTTCAACCAGGTAGGATGATATTTTTTCCATCGTATATGCCACATCAATATATTGTTGATATGGGCTATGAACCTTTTAGGTTTATACATTGGAACTGCCAAGCGATACCAAAAGGAGTTTTAAATGTCGTTCAAAAAAAATAAATACAGTGTTTTAAAAAATGCAATATCAAAAGAGTTAGCAAATTTTGTATACAATTATTTTTTAAATAAAAGAAACGTAGCAAAAGTATTGTTTGATACAAGATACATATCACCGTTTACAGAGTATTGGGGTATATGGAATGATGAACAAGTTCCAAATACATATTCACATTATGGTGATCTCGCTATGGAAACTTTATTACAACAAGTAAAACCTGTTATGGAGAAACACACAGGACTAAAATTATCTGAAACATATTCATATGCTAGAATTTATAAAAAAGGAGATGTATTAGCTAGACACAAAGATAGGTATTCTTGTGAAATATCTACAACTTTAAATTTAGGTGGTGATGACTGGCCAATATATTTAGATCCAACAGGTGGTAATAATAAAGCAGGTGTTAAAGTAAAATTAAATCCAGGTGATATGTTAATATATTCTGGATGTGATTTAGAACATTGGAGAGAAGAATTTACAGGCAAAGATTGTGGTCAAGTATTTTTACATTATAACAAAGCAGGATCTAAAATGGCTAAAGAAAATGCTTTAGATAAAAGACCTTTACTAGGTTTACCTGCATGGTTTAAAGGATCTAAGTTGACTAATTCTACAAAATAGTCTATACAATAGACTGGTGGGGGGAGACACCACCACAACACCCTCCCCCTGCTTTTAATCTGTTCAATAACTAATAAATTTGCTATAGTGGTTTACTATGCTACAGAAATTAGGGTTTTTACCAGGATTTAACAAACAAGTTACAGAAACCGGGGCTGAGGGCCAATGGTTTGATGGTGACAATGTTAGGTTTAGATATGGTTCACCAGAGAAAATAGGTGGATGGCAACAGTTGGGAGAGAACAAATTAACTGGTGCAGGTAGAGCAATTCATCACTTTGACGATAACGCAGGTATTAAATACGCTGCAATAGGTACAAATAGAATTTTATATGCTTATTCTGGAGGAATATTTTATGATATTCATCCTATTAGAGCAACAATTACAGGAGCTAATTTTACCAGCACCTCATCATCAAAAACTGTCACTGTTACTTTAGGGTCGCCACATGCATTAAATGACAATGATATTGTTTTATTTGATAGTGTAACAGGATTAACTGGTTCAACATTTACCAACGCTACCTTTGAAGATGAAAAATTCATGGTGACATCAGTGCCATCTACCACAACATTTACTATAACTATGGATACAGCAGAGTCTGGCACACCGTTGAGTTCTGCTGGGTCAGCATCTGTTTTATTATATTATACAGTAGGGCCATCGCAACAATTAGGTGGTTTTGGTTGGGGCACAGGTTTATGGTCTGGTACATCTCCAGGTGCTGCCACTACAACTTTAGCTTCTACAATTAATGATACGGTAACAGATATACCTTTAACTAACTCTGCAGCATTTCCATCTGCAGGAGAAATTAGAATAGGATCTGAGGATATAAGTTTTACGGCTAATAATACTACAACAAATATTTTAAGTGGTGGTGCTAGAGAAGTTAACGGTACTACAAAATCAGGACATAGTGCAGGAGCAACAGTTACAGATATTTCTAAATTCGTTGCTTGGGGTGATCCATCATCTTCTGACTTTACGATTGATCCAGGTTTATGGATATTAGATAACTTTGGAACAAAATTAATAGCTTTGATATATAATGGTCAATGTTTTGAATGGGACGCTGCAGCACCTAATGCTACAGGGGTCAGGGCAACACTTATTGCAAATGCACCGACTAAATCTAGACATGTATTAGTATCTACTCCGGATAGACACTTAGTGTTTTTTGGAACTGAAACCACAGTTGGAGATCCATTAACACAAGACGATATGTTTATAAGGTTCTCAGACCAAGAAAATATTTCTGGAAGCAATGCGTACACAGTTACCGCGACTAATACGGCCGGTACACAAAGACTTGCAGATGGTTCTGAAATTATGGGAGCCATTAGAGGTAGGGATGCTATTTACGTTTGGACCGATACAGCGTTGTTTCTTATGAAATTTGTGGGTCAACCATTTACTTTCTCATTTGAACAGGTGGGTACAAACTGTGGGTTGTTTGGAAAGAATGCTTGTATAGAGGTTGATGGCACAGCTTACTGGATGTCAGAAAACGGATTTTTTCAATATGATGGTCAATTAAGATCTATGCCATGTTTAGTAGAGGACCATGTCTATGATGATATAAACGCTACGTCTAGAGATCTTATTAATGCAGGTTTAAATAATTTATTTGGTGAAGTAAGTTGGTTTTATTGCACAGAATCCTCTGATCAAATTGATAGAGTGGTTACGTATAATTACCTTGATTCAACAAAACAACGTCCTATTTGGACCACTGGCACGTTACCGAGAGCAGCATGGCAAGACTCCGCTGTTTTTGATAGACCACACGCAACCTTTTATGATCCTAGCAGTAACGCCTCGTACGATGTTACTGGTAATACAGACGGTTGTACTATATACTATCAGCAGGAAACAGGGACCGATCAAATTAATGCTGGTGGAGTTGTTACGGCTGTGCTAGCAAATATTGTTTCCGGAGATTTTGATATTACCAGAAGAGCGGTTAGAGGTCAGACTGTTGGAACACCAGATCTTAGAGGAGACGGAGAGTTTATAATGAGAATAAGTAGATTTATACCAGATTTTATTTCACAAACAGGAGACACTCAAATTAGTTTTCAAACTAGAGATTTTCCAAATAGTTCACCAACCACTACAAGTTTTACGTCTAGTCCATCTACAACCAAAGTAGATACAAGGTTAAGGGCTAGATCCATAGCTTTAAAAGTTGCAAATACATCTACAAGTCAAGATTGGAAACTTGGAACATTTAGATTAGATGTGCACCCAGGAGGAAGAAGATAATGGCATTAACAGATCAACAAATAAGAGATCTAGGAATATTATATTTACCTCTACAACAATATTTAAAAAATCCTTTTACACAACAGTTTGAAAACGAAGAAGCAGAAGAGACTGCTGCTCTTCCAGTAAACCTTACAAGTTCTAATGTAGGTAGTGGTGGTGGAGGGATATCTGCTTTTGATGAGCTTGCTCCAACTTTTTTAAATGAACGAAGACCAGCACCTACAACAGACTTTAACGTTAATCCTGCAGCATTTTTAACAGGTAAAGGTAGAACAGATCCTATGGGTAGTGACATGGATTATTTTTTAAATTTACCACCAGAACAAAGATTTAGTTTTGGTTTTAGAGATTTTAATATACCTGGATCTCCTAACTATCAGCCACCAGATCAATTTTTTGAAGAACCTGGTTTAATAAATAAAGGTATCGGAATATTTAAAGATTTATTTAAACCAAGACGATTTAGAGGAGAGCTAGGCGATAGATTATTAGCACAATATAACATGACAAGTAGAATGCCCTCTTTTTTTGCAGGACTTGCTAATTTTAGAAGTCCTTTTAATCCAAAATCTCCAACATATAATCCTGATCTTGTAGGACAATTAAATTATCTAGAGGGCCAGGACGGTTTAATAGGTCGATCATCTGTTGGTTTAAAATATGGACCTGAGTCTGTTTTATTTGGCAAAAACGTAATATCAGGTTTTGGAACAAATGATTATGAAGAAGCATTAAAAAATTATATTGAGGCAGCAAAATTAAAACTTCGAAGAACTACAAATGAAGATACAAGAGCAAAAATACAAAAGAGAATAGATAAAGGTCAAACAGAATTAGATACGTATCTTGATAAATCAGGAGTTCAAAAAGAAAGAGATGATAAAAGACGAGATACTATAACAAAAGAAAAAACAAGAAGAGAACAAAAAGGTGAATCAACTAGAGCAGGTGCTGAGGATACTGCTACAGGTGGTTTCGGTGGTGGTAAAGATATGGGGGGATCAACTCCAGGAACATCTGACCAAGGCTTTACTGATTCAGGAGATTTTGCAGGTTTAAAAAAAGGAGGACTAGCAGGTATATTATATGGCTAAAATTGTACAATCATTAACAAGAGCAGAAGATGAATATAGCAGAGAAAATTTACAATCGTTAGTTAGAGATCTTGACGGTGTAATAACAAAACTTAATTCCTCTTTTCAGGAAGAAGTAAAACAAGAGATAGAAGCTAAAAGTTTTTTCTTAGATGCATAATGGCAACAGTAAATCAATATAAATTTTATGGTAAAACTACTACAGCTGCAGAATCTGTAGACATGTTAGAGCCAGGTGTAAATGAAACTATAATTGTAAGATCTTTAAGAGTTACTAACAAATCTGGATCTAATACACCAACAGTTACAATTAAAAATAACAACTTTGAGATTGTTAATACCCAACAACTTGCAACAGCCACTAGTGTAGAAATACTTAGCCTACCTTTAATAGTAGAGGGAGGCACTAAATTATCCTACACGACAGCTGGCACGGTATCCGATGGAGTAGTATTTGGTATTAGCTATCTCAATATATTAAAGGAGAGAACAGACTAATGAAAGTATTGAAGGCGGAAGTAGAGGAGACTTATAGACACAAAGAAACAGGTGAGGTTTTTAAAGAAAAAAAGGACTGGTTAGCTAAAGGTTATAAGCCAGAGGACATGGCTCAGGACGTTAAGGTAATCATGCCTCCTCTTGATTTGTTTGCTAAAACAAAGTAAAACGATAAATTAAGGTAAAAATATGGCTATATCTAGAATGCAAGAACCCCGACAGTTATATGGATTAGGTAGTTTAGTTAGAAAAATAACTAGACCTATCAAGAAAGCTGTTAAAGGTATAGGAAAAGTAGCTAGAAGTCCTTTAGGAAAAGCCGCATTGTTAGCTGCTGCAGGGACTTATGGATTAGGTGCTTTAGGATCTGGAGGATTTAACCCATTAGCAAAAGGATTTTTTAGTAGA